GCATACCAGTGCCGTGAATTTCATATTCATTGGCTTGAGGTGTGTTTGTAGCCGCTTGACTTGGTAGCGTTACACTTCCACCGCCATCTGACAGAGTGAGCGTGTTTCCTGATAAGGTCAGCTTTTGCGGGATGCCTACGCCGTCACGGCCTGGCTCGCCGGTATCACCCTTGTCGCCCTTAGCCCCAGGCAAACCGTCTGCGCCTCGTTCGCCTTTTATTCCGGGCAGGCCATCTTCTCCTTTTGGTCCAGTAGGTCCGATTGGGCCTTGCTCCCCTCGTTCGCCTTTAGCGCCGGGTAAGCCGTCAGCCCCTCGTTCGCCCGGAATCCCTCGTTCGCCTGTATCGCCTTTCGCACCAGCCGCGCCATCTTCGCCTTTCTCTCCTCGCTCGCCTTTGAACCTAGCGAGAAACTCTTCAAAAGTGCCAGTAAAGCCAAGCTCCCTTTTGGCGCGGTCGTACAGGTCTTGCCCTGCGCCATGAGCAATGGCGGTTTCTTTAACGTCAATCTCAACGGACGGCGTTTTGTCTGACAGGGTAAATACATATTCCGTCATAGTGTTACCACCTCCAGTAAGCAAATTTCGCCGCGAATCAGCGTGTGCCGTGTTGATACGTTCAGAATATCGTACTTGGCACGTCGCCACTTCGCACTTTTGGAAAATTCAGGCGGAAACTCCAGCGTCAGGACGTTCTCCGCTACTTGGATATTCGCCGTAGCCTCGAACATTCCACCAGTGCTAGGCACGACCATCATTTTCAGATTAGCGGTCGATAAATCAAACGGT